AAAGATCCTAATGTAAAAGAAGTTATCGATAATTTTTGGAACGATCCGGATAATAACCTTGATGAAGAAATGAATGTTAATGTTGTTGAACTATATTTGTTTGGTGAGTTATGTTTACCGACTTGGGTTAATTCAGCTAACGGTGCAGTTAAGCTAGGGTATATAGATCCAAAGACAATTTTAAAAATTAGAAAAGATAGAAATAATCCAAAGATACAAAAATCATTAATATGGAAAAGATTAAGTGGTTCTTCTAAAGAACAAGAAATGAGTATAATAAATGTTGATAGAAATCTTAGGTCAAAAACATATGGGAAGTTAGTTGGAGATTGTTTTTACTTTACAATAAATAAAGTAAGTTCAGCAACGCGCGGTAGAAGTGTGTTATTAAGATTAGCTGATTGGCTAGATGGATATGATCAATTTCTTTTTACAAGGTTAGAAAGAGCATTCTTGTTGAATTCGTTTATTTGGGATGTTGCTTGTGAAGGAATGAATGAATCAGAGCTTCAAGAATTTGTAAAAAAATTAGCGCCGCCTAGACCTGGCTCTATAAGAGCTCATAATGAAAAAATCACCTGGAAGTCAGAAACACCTAAATTAGAATCAGCTGATGCATCAGGTGAAGCAGCCTTATTTAAGAACCAGATTTTAGGTGGTGCTGGATTCCCGGGGCATTGGTTTGCTGAAGGTGATAAAACTACACGTGCAACAGCTATGGAAATGTCGCTTCCTACTCTTAAAAATTTAAAGACTAAACAGAAAAAAATAAAGTTTCTAATTAAGCGGATGTTTGATTTTGTCATTGACCAAGCAATAATAGCTGGTGTATTAAAAGAGGGTGTTGATAAGACTTTTAAAGTTATTCCTTCTCCAATAGTTTCTAGAGATAGCAGCAAAGGAACTGCTGAAGCTATGTCAGGATTAATATCTGGATTGGTTCAAGCATCTGATAAAAAATGGGTTAGTGATAAGAAGGCTAAAACTATTATTAATGCAGTAATATCACAATTAGGTGTAGATGTAGATAGTGAGGCTGATGATAATGTAGATAGTGATGCTGATGATAATAAGAAAGAAGAAGAAAAAGGAGTAGCGACAAATGAAGAATAAAGGGTTTTTGATTGCTTTGTTAGAAGATTTCTCTTTAGATAAAATAGACATCGTTTCTAAAAACGATAACTTTATGGAAGGTGTAAAGCCTGCGTTTGGTTCTCCCGGTGGTAAATTTTTTGTTGCCGGGAAACTAATAAGATTGTTTCCAGAACATAAAAGATACGTTGAATCATTTATTGGTGGTGGATCTATATTGTTCAGAAAAAAGAGAAGTGAAGAAGAATTTATAAACGATAGAGATAGTGATATTGCTTCTTGTTTTAAGTTTATGAAAGACATAACAGAACAACAAGTTGAATCATTAAATAAGCTTGATTGGAAAACATCTAAAGATACATTTAATAAATTGCTTCCTGAGTGGAAAGAAAGTAGTCAGCATAACGACCCTGTTTATCAGTTCTATCGTTATGTTTATATCAAAGGAGCTTCAGATGCAGGTCAGATGAGTTCCTTTGATAATAGATCTGAAGGTGATGTTATGAAAGTAACTACACGAATGCTAAAGATAAAAGAACGTCTGCAAGACGTAACAATAGAAAATATGGATTACAGAGATTTTATTAAAAAATATGCGAACAAAGAATCTTTTACTTTTATGGATCCTCCTTATCCGTCAGCTAAGATGGATTGGAAGTGGTGTCCGACACAAAATGAATTTGAATCATTTACAAAAACTGTTCCGGGTAAGTGGATGGTTACGTATGAAGTTTGTGACGGTTGGAAAGAATCAAAGTATGATAGAAAGATACTTTCTCAATATAATATTGCTGCACCATCAGCAGGTCATATGGCTAGGAAATCAGAATTAATGGTTTCTAATTATCCAATAAAAGAGAACTCAACTTATTTAGAATCTGAAATAGATGATGATATAAAGGAATCAATAGTTGACTTTGTTGATAACCTAAGGTTATCGGAAGTACGTGGATTAGGATTAGGCGTTGGTGGTCCTAGACAAGGTGATGCTGGAACAGATGTTTGTGTTTGCCCTAAGTGTAAAGAAGAAATTAAACATAACAGAGGAACTCCTTGTAATGAAAGTAAATGTCCTAAGTGCGGAACACCAATGATAGGAAAAGTTGATAACAAAGAATCTTTAGTTGATGATTTAAAAGATATACTAAAGTTATATGCGGCTAAAAGAAGAGGTGATGATGTTGATAAAACATTCGAGCAGTTAAAGAGTTCATTTCGTGGTTGTGTATCTGACATCATAGAATCTGGTATTACTGATTTCCATCCAGAAAAGCTTTCTCCGTTTGCTTTAGAGTTGTTTGATAAATACACAGAGTATAAATATACTGTTGTGCAACCTGATAAATCTGAACAATCATTTAAAACATTAAAAGAATTAAAAGACAGCAATGTTGATTATCGCGGATATAAGTTTAATATAAAAATGAAAGAAGCAGAAAAGAAGATAGGTAACTTTACTTTTTATAATCAATGGTGGAGAAACAAAAATGATAAGATAGATAATTTTACTGTTTCTACTGATTTAGGAATAGATATTCATTTGTCTGAAAATAAAAGTTTGATCGAAGATGAATTCAAAGAATCAACTTTTTATATAAAACCTTCAGAATACTCTGTTAGGAAACTTTCAGAGGGAATATCATTTATGTTACCTCATAGTGATTTTAATATTACTGATATGCTTTCTTGGATTAAAGTAATAGATAGAGGAAATATATCTATTCTTGAAAGCACAGAGTTAGAGAAAATAATAGAGTTTTCTGGTAAAAAAATTAAAGGTATTTTTACAGCTAAGAGAGAAAATGAGAACTCAGACTTTTGGGTTTTGAAAAAATAAATCATTTTTTCCTTGACATTTATAAAAAATAAGACTATATTTTAAGTGTATAGGTTTTTAACAGTTTATTCACAGGAGGTAAAATGCCTTATCCAACTGAACACACCTGTCGGGTCGCAGAACCATTACCACAGAACTCTGGTATTTTTGCTCGTAAATCAATTGCTTCTGGTATAAGCATAGTAATGCAAAAATCTAAAGGAGATTCTAACTCTCCTATGAAGGTTCAATCTTATCGATTTGGAAAACACCAATTCACTCATACTGAAGCTAAAGAATGGTTAAAAAAACATAGTATAGAATATACTGCGTTTGAACCTGCTAGTAGCCCGGATAAGAAAGAAACAAGAGCTGACATTATCAATAGGATAACTAAAGAGTTATCAGGTGTGATAATTTAATGAAATATAATCATTTACATATTGCTTCATTCTTAGAAAGTAGTTCTTCTGGCGATAAGTGGAAAGTAATGGTGATCGAAGAAGGACTGTCGAAAAACGGCAAATACTATACAAAGGAAGCCCTCCAAAAATCTATTCCTTTATTTGAAAAATCAAAAGTTTGTTTTTATGAGTGGAAAGACAAGCATTTTGACCACATACCTTTATCCGTTGAAAAGATGTGTCCGGAAGGATTTCCTCTACAAACAGCCGGCTACCTTGATAATGTGAAGTTTGAAACAGTTAAGGTTGAAGGTAGAGAAGTCGCTGGTTTAACTGCATCTTTACACTTATTAGAAAAAAACTCAAGAGTTAAAGATTTGAAGCAAATGCTTACAAATGCTTGGAAAAAAGGATTAAAAAACCTACTTGGACTTTCCATAAATGCTGAGGGGCCGTCAAGCGTGCGTATGATGAATGGGCAACCGATAACAGTTGTCAATGGAATAAGTAAGGTTTTCAGTACCGATTTCGTGACTCAGCCTGCGGCGGGCGGCGGGTTACTAAAAATAATTGAAAGTTTCAATACAAAAGGAGGTATGGAACAGATGTTTAAGAAGATTATCGAATCGTTGAAAAGGTTTAATTCGAAGATATTAGAAAGCGTAGATATCGCTAATATCACAGAAGAAGAAGTAGTAAGTATTTTTGAATCATTAGCTAAAGAAGCTAAAGAGAAAAATTCAGACAAGGCTGATAACCTTGAAGAGATTGTCGGTAAAATGAAAGACAAGAAATATGAGGAAGCAGAAGCTTTACTTAATGCTATAACAAATGAACAAAAAATGTCAGATAATGATTTGCTTAATGCTGATGATAAAACATTAAGCCCCGGAGATTTAAAGAAAAAGAAAGCTTTGCTAAAAGTGGAACAAGATGCTGCTGCAAAAGAAGCAAAGAAACAAGAAGATTTAGAGAATAAAAATAAAGATTTAGAATCTAAATTAGATGCTATAAATAGCAAACTAGCTATTAGAGAATGCAAAGAGCTATTAGAAGTTGCTTTATCTGAAAGCAACTTGCCAGAAGTAATCAAACATAAAATTCGTAATTCCTTTAAAAACAAGGTGTTTAAAGAATCAGAGATAAAAGAATCTGTTAAAGCAGAGCGTGATACATTGGCAAAATTAGTTGAAAGCAAAGCAGTTATTGATTTTGGTGGTGATTTTGACGGCTCTTTTGTGAAAAGAGATCCTATCACCCGCGTTCAAGCATCTATGGATTTAATGTTAGGTTACAAACCTAGTGACGTAGATAAAGATAAGTACAAAGATATTGATGGTTTTAGATCATTAAAAGAAGCTTATGTTGCTTTTACTGATGATGCAGAAGTATCCGGAAGATTAGGACCTCGTGCATTGTCTAGATTAAGCGAATCAGTTGTTGATGATAACACTACATTTTCCTACGCTTTAGGTTATTCTATGCAAAGAAGAATGCTTCCTGAATATAGAGCAATACCTGAACTATGGAAAAAGATAGCAGTGTCAACACCTATCAAAGATTTTAAATTACAGGAAAGAATTCAATGGGGTGGTTTTGGAGTGCTTCCTACAGTGCAAGCAGCTAGAACAGTTGCCGGAACACCAATAGATAGTGCAACTCCTACATACCCTGAATTAGGGTTCCCTGGCGATACCGAGGCAACATACGCTGTGATGACTAAAGGTGGAGTAATCACAGTAACAAGAAGATCAATCATTGATGATGATTTGAAAGTATTGACAGGAATTCCTAAAAGAGTTGGGAAAGCAGCTGGATATACTTTGAATCAATTTGCGTTTGATTTAATGTTAGGGTATGGAGCTTCTGGAATCAATACTGCTACTATTTATGATAGTGCAGTTCTTTACATTGCATCTCATAAGAATTATCGCACAGGTGCATTAGGTTACGATAATCTTCAGGACTTGCTTAATGATATGTGGTATCAGTGTGAGTTAGGATATAAAACTGACGTGGCAACACAATTAGAAGCAGCTGCTACAACATTAGATGTTACTGCTGGAACTGGTCAGTATTTCAAAGCCGGAGATTATGCCTGGCTAGACGGAGAAATTGTTCGTGTAGATTCAGTATCTACTGATGCATTGACTATTGCAAGAGGAATGTTTGGAACAACTGATGCTCAGCATTTAGTTGCAGTTGATGTAAGAAAAGTTACTCAGTTCTTAGCATTAGAGAAACCTATCCTATGGGTACCTCGTGCTTTGAATGGTACTGCATTGGCATTACAGAAATCAGAAAAACATCCAGAGAATGCTGAAGGTGGAATTAATACACTGAGAAATCAGTTTGAAGTAGAACAAAGCCCATTCTTACGTGGTGATGAAAATAATTACTATATTTCATCTAAGATTTCTGACGTAGAAGGAATAGAAATAGGGTTTTTAAATGGTAAAGAAGAACCAGAAATTTTGGTTCAAGATCAACCTACTGTCGGAAACGTATTTACCTATGATACGATCCGCTACAAAGTTCGTCATGAATACGGCGGAGCAGTTGTTGATTTCAGAGCGTTTGCAGGGGCGATTGTAACTTAATAACCGAATTAATGGCGATGGTCGGGGGAGAAATCTCCCGACACAGCTGTTAGGTTGGAAAATACCTAATATTAAGGAGGATTTTTTAAATGAAATTCACAAGATATAAATATGGAGTAGCAAATGAAAGAGGTACTGTTCTCTCTAAAACAGCAGATTATACAATATTAGAAAATGATATTTTAAGATCCGGTCAGTTTTTTAAAGTTGATGGTCATAAGTTAACATTGCCTGCCGCTAGTGGAAATTTAAAAGGTACAAGTGTATATGTTTTTGGAAGTAGCGGTTCATCTAAAGTAGCTGTTGTTGCTGGTTTTGGTGGTGGTGGTGCTAGTTATGATACTGTAACCGTAGGAGCATATAATACTATAGAGTTTTGGTGTGACGGCAGTTATTGGTACGCATTATCTAATGCGGTTGGTGCTAGCTAAAATAAAGGAGGACAATTATGCCAAAACCTACCAGATATAAATATAGTGTCGCTAACCGTAGGGGTACAACCCTAAGTAAATCCGCAGATTACTCTCTGACAGAGAATGATGTTGAAAGAAGTGGATCTTTATTTGTTAAATTAACTTCAGGAAATACACTAACTTTACCTGCCGCTAGTGATAGTTTAAAAGGCGCTAGTGTTTATGTTAATACATCTGATCAAGGCATTGTATATGTTGCTGCCGGATTTGGTGGTGGGGGAGCTAGTTATGATACTGCTAATATAGGAAAGTATGAATCTGCTGAGTTTTGGTGTGACGGCAGTTATTGGTACGCATTAAATGTAACTGTAGCTGGAAATACTTCTAGTTCATCATCCAGTTCATCATCTTTTTCCAGTAGCTCATCAAGTTCATCAAGTAGCTCAAGTAGCTCATTAAGTTCATCAAGTAGTTCATTAAGCTCGAGTAGCTCAAGCTCAAGTAGCTCAAGTAGCTCAAGCTCAAGCTCAAGCTCATCAAACTCAAGTAGTTCTAGCTCATCTAGTTCGAGCTCAAGCGAATCTAGTTAAAAGTTAAACCTACCCTTGGCGGTAAACTCCGCCAAGGGTTACTAAAGGAGATAGATAATGGCATATCCCGCTTATAAATGCCCTTTTAAAAATAATGCCGGTGCAGGAATTGTTTGTGAGAATATTGCATGTGGATTGTTCAACGTTGTTGAAAATGACTGCAATTTTATTATGAATGAACGAAGAAAACATCAGCTAACTGGTAAAGTAGTTCCTAATACAAATACTTATTCTAGTTCGAGTTCTAGTTCTAGTTCGAGTTCATATAGCTCGAGTTCTTCTTCGTCGAGTTCTTCTTCGTCGAGTTCTTCTTCGTCGAGTTCTTCTTCGTCGAGTTCGAGTTCTTCTTAAGGGGGTATTGTGTCTTATACTAGAGAAGATTATTTAACACGATTAGAAACTGCACTACAGGATGATGCTGAAAAACTGCAACCTGATGATAAGTATCGTATTTTAACGCAATCTGTAGTAATCTTTTCTAAAGATAAACCAAACACTAAGATAAAAGAATCAACAGGAGATGGTTCTTCTTATGATTTTGCTCTTCCTAGCGATTGGGTAGAAGGTACTTCTTATATTATTGGACAGATTGAATATCCAGCTGATGATTATCAAAATCCTAGTTATCTTGAACAGATAGATTGGAAGTTCTTTAAAAAGAACGTTGAGAGTGTGATGACTACTTATATTCGCATTTTAAGTTTCATCCCTGCGAATGGTAAAATATTAAAATATGAATATGCGTTACCTCAAATATTAAATGAGGAAACTTGTACTATAAATGATAGTTATATAGAGGCAGTTACTAATCTAACTGCCGCTCTTTGTTTTTGGGCTCTCGCGGCTAAATTTGCACAAACTACTGATTCTACTATCGAAGCTGATGTTATTGATTATCAACGGAAATCTGATCTTTATGCATCCTTAGCAAAAGAGAAGATGTCAGTTTATAATTCATTAATGGGTCTAGGTATAGAATCTAAGAATTCAGGTGCGGCCTCTGCTGGGATTGCGGTTAAAGATCTTGACATGGAATACTCATGGAAAGAAGATATGTTAACACATCCTATTAGATGGCGATAATTCCCCAAGCAAAGAGATTTAGGAGAAGGCGGAGATAGATGAACATATGGTGATTTTTACATCTATCCTTCCGCTTTATTATGCATGTCATTAGCATTAATTAGAACACAAATAAAAACTAAGCTTGAAGCAATATCAGGTGTAGAAAATGTTTATGATTATAAACGTTTCTGTAGCGACCTTACTACATATAATACCTTGTTTGTTAAGGATTCTAAAGTAAACACTTGGGAAATAGAAAGGACTTCTTTTGAAAGGATTGGGCATGGGGGGTCAGGTGATGTTGAAGATGTAAATAATACTTTTATAATTAGTGGTTTCTATTCTTTTTATGATGAATTAGCCACAGAAAAAACATTTCAAGACCTTATTGAAACTATTTGTGCTAGTTTTATCAGTGATCCAACATTAGGCGGAACAGCAAATATCGTGCATATTCCTATTACCGGAGAGTTTTCAATGGTAATGTTAGGTGCAGTTTTATGTCATAAATGCGATATAACAATTAATATTGATGATAGAATTATTTAAAGGAGGGAAAGAAAATGGCTAAAATATCAAGAGTTGCTCAATTAGCAGGAAAAGTAGAAACTATTAGTGGAACAGCAGAAACATTAGCAGCAGCACAAGCTACAATACTGTCATATGAGCCAGTGTTAGATGCTGATTTTGAACAGTATAAAAGAAATCCTGTTGTGAAGCATATGTCTAGGTTTGCTTCTGAGCCTGGTGCAAGGAAAATGTCGCTTGCTTTTAAAGCTGAGTTAATGGGGCCAATATCCGGATCAAAAGGAACAACACTACCACTAACGCCGTTTCTTCGTTCTTGTGGATTGTCAGAAAGCCTTTCAGTTGGAACATCTAATATTTATGTTCCTGTATCAAGTAGTTTTGTTACCTGTACAGTAGCTAAATACTTAGATGGAATAAGAAAAACAATGTCAGGTTGTGCCGGTAATGTTAAATTTCAGTTTAAAGTTGGTGAACCTGTTTTTTGTGAATTTGCAATGGAAGGTAAATATTACGAACATAGCGATACTGCACTGTTAACTCCTACATACCCGGAACAAGTTCCTTTAATTTTTATGGGTGCAACTGTTACTATTGACAGTGATAGTTTAGTAATGGATACTTTAGAAATTGATATGCAGAATGAAGTTGTTATATCTCCTAGACCTCAAGATTCATCTGGTATTGATTATGCTAAAATAGTTGGTAGAAATCCACAAATGTCATTTGACCCTGAATTAGTTTCTATTGCTAGCCATGATTTTTATTCAAAGATACTTTCTCGTTCTACAATGGCTGTAGTGATTAATATGAATGATAGCAATGGAAATAATATTACTTTTTCATTGCCGGCAGTAAGGTACACAGGATTAAAAGAAGCTGATAGAAGTGGTATTGCGGCGTTAAGTGCTACTTGCGAAATTTGTAAGAATTCAGACGCGGGTAATGATGAGATAACAATTACTATGGGAACATCATCTAGTTCATCTAGCTCAAGTAGTTCAAATAGTTCAAGCAGTTCTAGTTCGTCAAGTTCTAGTAGTGAGAGTGCTTAAAAGGATATGAATGCCTAGTAGTTTTAAATGCAGAATAGATATTGATGTTTCTAATCCTGATTATAGTGATGCATCTATTCCATTAGGTCAAGTTGCTAGAAAAATTGCTGAAAGTTCAAGAAGGAATATACGCACACAAACTAGCATTAAAGGACACGCATTTAAAGGTTTATCAGTAAAAACAATTAAAGATAAAAGAAGAGAAGGAAGTGACTATCCTACAAGAGCATTGTATAGAAAAGGAATTATGTATCGTGCAATTCATGTTTATCAAAGAAGTAAAAATGCATTTGAAGTTGGTATAATTCCTAGAGGTAAACCAAAAAGAGATTTAGTAGGGTATATTCATCAGGAAATATACCCTATAATAAGAGCGTTTTTAGGATTTGATGCAAAATCTAGGCAATGGTCTAAAGAAAGATTTAGACGATGGATGAAAGAGAGAAAAGAAAAAGCTAAAAGAACTAAATCAACCTATAGTTATTAAAGGAGGGTGTCGTGGTAGATCCAATCAGTGTCGGAATGACAAAAGAATACACATTAGAAAAGGATAAAGTAAATCCTACAATTTGGTTAATAGGTCCATTAGACTCTATTATGAAATCAAAGTTTATTTCAAGCTTTGGTAAAATTGAGATAAAAGATGATAAACCAGTTTACGTTCAAGGAGATATTGATTATACACAAAATAATTTTACTATCTTAAAATATGGATTAAAAGGATTTAAAAACTTCAAGATCAATGGAAAAGAATTAGAGTTTAAAACAAAAAAAGAAAAAGTTTTCAATATTGAAATTGAAGTTGTTGCTGATGAAACTATGAGAGCAATTCCTTTATTTGTAATAAATGAATTAGCCGCAATAATTTGGGGTGAAAACGAGGTTGGTGAAGATTTAGAAAAAAACTAATATTGGCAGTTGAGGTGTCAAGCTTAGGCCTTAATTGCCACGATTGTAATGAACATCAAAAGAAATTTCGTGGGTGTAATGGCAAACCAATTCAGCCATATTTAATAGATGGTAAGCCAGCGGATAGGTGCATAGCAAAAATGCTACCACCAGAGGTAAAAACGTATATAAAATATTATGAATATTATAAAAAAGGATTGTTACCTTTCCCCGGTAGTGTTGCACAGCAACCAGCAAAACTATTAGATATATTCGACATTTTAGAATCAGCTGAGATAAAAGTAATGAACAGTAAACATAAGGTGTAATATGGCAGTAGGCGATCAAAATTTTACAGTTAGAGCAACATTTGTTGATAAAGCTTCTGGTAAAGTCATAAAAGCTAATGCAGCAATGATTAATTCCATGAAGAAGGTAGGAGTCCAATTTCAAAAAACTGGGGCTGAAACTGCTATGGCTTTAGATAAAATGGCGCAAGGACATGAAAAAGCAGGAAGGTTTTCAAGATTCCACAACGCTCAAATAGGTAAGCTAATAGGATCTATTGGTTCTATGCGTAACATAATACTTGTTTGGATGTTTGCTTTAGGACCATTAATCAATCTTTTTAAATCAGCTACCAAAGCTATGATGATACAAGAAGATGCTGTAAAGCGTCTTAGCTTTGCTATGGAAATCCAAGGTACTGCTTCTAAATTTATGCAAAATAATCTTAAAGAATTGTCTGCTGCTTTTCAAGAAACAACTAGATACGGTGATGAAGCAATATTGGAAGTAATGGAAAAATTAATTACTGTAGGCGGAGTTGTACCTTCTAAATTAAAAAGAGCAACCCAAGCTGTTGTAGATTTTGCAGCAGGGTCCGGAAGAAGCCTATCAGAAGCGGGTGAGCTAATAGCAAAAAGTGCTGTTGGATATACAATGCAAATATCTAGGTTGTTCGGAGTTACTATACCTAAAAGCATGTCTGTAGCCAAACAATTTGAAATGGTTCTTGGATTGATAGAAGGAAAGATGGCTGGAAGAGCTCAAAGAGATATAAAAAGTTATGCAGGTAGCGTAGCGCAGATGGCTAACGCTTGGAGTGATGCAAAAGAAGCTTTAGGTTTTTTTCTTAATAAAACATTTCATTTGCAGGCTGGTATGAAAATAATGAAAGATATGTTTGATACGTGGTCTGGTAAAAATGCTTCTACTGCAATGATGGTATTAGATAAAGAAATAAGCAAAGTTGATAAATCGTTACAAATTTTAATTAAAACTAGCAAGAATATAAGTGGGAAAAATTTCTTATTCATGAAACCTGATAATCTTACAAATAAGATTGCAGAGAAACAACAAGAAAGACTTGCTTTGATAACAAGAAAAACACAGTTAGAAATTCAATCATTTATGGATTCAATTAGACTTAAAGAACAAGGTAAAATAATAGAAGCAGAACAAGCTAAAATGGCAACACAAAAAGAATGGGCAGATACATATTCAATATTTCAAAGAACTCGAGCTGATTATCAAATAGAACAATTAAATCAAGAGTATGCTTTATACCTAAAAGTATTTGAAGATAATGCAGCTAGAAAATTAGAGATAGAGGAATGGTATCAAGCTAAAGTAACAAAATTACGAAAGCTTGCGTTAACAGATGCCAAAGATCAATACGATGCTATGGAAGTAATGACGAAATCATTTGCTGTTAATATGCGTAATTCTATGTCTGATGGTTTTTTTAAGGTTATCAAAGGAGATTTTGAATCATTAAAAGATGTATTAGTGTCATTTGGTGATGCAATGTTAAAAACTATTACAGATATTATTGCTAATTTAATAATAATGTCAATATGGCAAAAAGCAGCTGGGCTATTAGGATATTCAGGAGGGGTTGTTGGTGCCGTTATTAATGCAGGAACTGCACGCGCTCATTCTGGTGGGTATATTATGGATTCAAAAAATAGTTTTGGGTATCGAAAGAAGTTTCATTCTGGAGGAGAAGTTCCCGCAACATTACTTGAGGGTGAGGGTGTATTAAACCGAAGAGCAATGGGCAATTTAGGTGTAGATAATTTGAATAAGCTTAATCGCGGAGAAGGTTCCGGCGGCGGCGGCGGAGTAGTAAATAATTATTATATTCAAACTATTGATGAACGATCATTCAGAGAAAGGTTACAGCAGAACGGAGATATTTATGCAAATGCTTCCGGAAGAAGCATAATGGATAATCAATCATTAAGAGGAATTACACAAAAATATGGCTAATACTAATATACTAACATTAACACCTGAATTTGGTTTAAAAGAAACTATAAGTTTTAATACCAATATAAGTGATTCTGAAAGTGGCATAGAACAACGCGATGCTTTATGGGATCATGGATTAAGAGATTATAACCTTACTTGTAAATTCCTAACCCAAACAGCAATGAATGTAATTTGGGATTTTTATATTGCAAGGTTAGGCGCTTATGATTATTTTTTATTAAAAATTCTTACCGAGTATCAAATAACAGATGAAGCATTAGGGTCAGCTGATGGAGTAACAGCCGCTTTTTTACTTCATAATTTTCCTGTTGATGTTTCTGCAAATAGTTCTTGTACTGTTGGTGGCGTTGCTAATACAAACTACACTTTAAGCAATAATTTTACCACTGAAAAATCATATATAACATTCAATCCTATTCCGGCAAGTGGCGCGATATTACTTTCTTATGAATATTATTTTAAAGTTAGGTTTACTGATGATAAATTAACTAGAGAATTAGCCGCGTATCAGTTATTGCATTCCGGTATTAATTTAAAAGAGATTAGGTGGAGTTCTTATAATCCTCCTGAAGGAAACTTTAGTTCTTCTAGTTCTTCTAGTTCAATGAGTTCCAGCTCATCGTCTAGTTCAAGTAGATCTTCTTCAAGCTCATCTAGCTCAAGTTCTAGCTCATCTAGCTCAAGTTCTAGCTCATCTAGCTCATCGAGTTCATCTTCTCTTTCATCAAGTTCTTCGAGCTCATCAAGTTCAAGTAATTCTAGTTCATCATCAAGCAGTAGTGATTCTTCTAGTTCATCATCAAGTAGTAGCTCATTTAGTTCAAGCAGTTCTTTCAGCTCAAGTAGTTCTAGTTCATCAAGTAGCTCATTTAGTTCAAGCAGTTCTTTCAGCTCAAGTAGCTTTAGTTCATCAAGTAGCTCTAGCGGTTAAGGGGGTTTAAAATGTTGAGTTTATCTGCAACGTTAATAGCTATTAAGAATCAACTGCAACATAAGCCGGTAGAGATACATGACATTTATTTAGGTTCGCAAACTGCCGAAGATTCTAATACCCTTCATTTCATTAACTTCTATTTTCCATTATATTTTTTTAATTACCTTAGCCATACATCACAACAATATACTCCTGTAGGCGTGTCAAGAAGTGCAATGAAAAAAAGTACACATGGCGAGATAGAGCGTGTTGGATACCAAATAGATAATGTCACAAAAGCAATGTCTGTTTATGCAGCAGCTCATGATTTAAGAAATAAACGAATTGTTACAAGGCTAATATTCAGAGATCATTTAAGTTCTTACTTAGATGCTAAAATAGTTTTTGATGGCTTTATCCAGAATGTATCTTTTTCTAGAAAAAAAATGGCTGCAAACTGTACCCCCGTTTTAGGGTCATTAAGTTTTGAAACTGGGTGGCCCTACCAAATTGAATGTAATGCAAGATTTGGAGATAGCTATTGTCAAATAGATAAAGATGCAGTAGCTAATAAAGTAATAGGTGCAGTTACAGGCGGAACAACTACTACTATTATAGATACTGTTAATTTAGACCAAGCAGATGATTATTGGAACTGGGGTATAATTACATTTACTTCAGGAAACAATAATGGTTCATCGAGAAAGATATTAGATTTTGTTTCATCTACGCATACATTAACATTAGATTATGCTTTAGACGTTGCTCCAACTGCTACTGATGCATTTGCAGTATATCGTGGCTGTGATAAAACATTAAATTCTTGTGATACAATATTTTCTAATACTATTAATTATCATGGATTCCATACAATACCTTTAACAAAATGATAGATTTAAATAAACTTATTGGCATCCCTTTTAAATTAAATCATAAAGACTTTAAATTTTGTGATTGTAGAGGAATTGTTTATTTATATTATAAATATGTTAAGAACAAAGAGTTACCATTTACTGACGGAAAAAATATAATATTTAGAAATCAAAAAAAAGATAAGAATAGAATGGCATCTGTTTTAAATACTTTTGCTGATATAGTAGATATAAATGATATTGATGAAGGAGATATTGTTGTCATCGATAATCATAAACAAGTAGGATCATTAGGAGTATGCATTAATAATAAACAAATATTACATATGGACGGAGTTGTTGGATCGTGTCTTACTAGATTAAGATATTTAAAAGAATTTATATCATTAATATATAGACCAAATGATTAAAAAAATACTTTTACTATTTGCATTTTTTCAGTTTTTCATCGTTACATACGCTTATGCCGGAGTAGTAGGCGGCGCAATAGGAGCCGCAATTTGGTCGATAGGTGTTATGATAGTTGATTATGCATGGGTTCATCCTTTTATAACTGCTTTCACCGTAGCGTCTATTGCTTACTCATTAGCTTCTGGAAGTAAAGCAGATAAGTTAGGTGCATCAGGTTCAAAATATACATCGCGAAGTATAGAAAACACTTTTTCTAATGAAGGAATTGTTCCAATAATTTATGGAGGCCCAATACTCGTTGGAGGAAATATAATATGGCAGTCTGAACCCGGGACTACTGTACAAAGATTCATCGGTTTTTGTATAGGTGAAGTGAGTTCAGTAAGTAATATTATTATTGATGAAAAAGATATAGCAACTTTATCTGGATGTAGTTATACAGCATACACAGGAACTTCTACACAAACTGTTGATGCAAGAGGATCCGCAACAGTTAAAGGATTAAGAGATGTATGCTATGTTGCCGCAACAATAACTGCCGGAGATGATGTCAGTAGTAACCCAACATTAGGCGCTAAAATAACAGGAAAGAAAGTTGCTCTTTGGGATGCTGGAATACATCAATGGACTGCTTCTAAAGCATTTTCTAAAAATCCATCCGCTATAATTCGTGATTATATGGGCTTAAGTGTAGTGCTTGGTGGGTGTGGAGTTTCATCAAGCTTCATTGATGATGATAGCTTTGGTGATTTTTACGAGCACTGTGCTGAAGGTGTGAGCAATGGTTCTGGCGGAACAGAAGAAAGATATGAATTAACTATTGCTCTTGATACAAAACATTCAGCATTAGATAACTTAGCAAAAATGTTAATTACTTGCAATGCACAATTGATACGCAGTGGTGCAACTTATAAAATAGTATATGAAAAATCAGGTGAAACATCAGTAATGGCATTTACTGAGGATAATATAGATAACGATACATTTAATTATGGGTATGGAAAGTCAGACGAAATACATAATAAAATAGGAGTAGAATGGATATCTCCGTTAGAAATAAAGAACCCTAAAAGAATAGCATGGGCAGAAGATGAATTAGATCAGGACATAAGGGGAATACGAGAAAGCAAAATCGAAATGTATGGCATCATAAGACAATCTCAAGCATCTAGACAAGCAAATAAAATATTATATGAAGGTAAGTTAAATGATATTTGGTGTGAATTTGAATCTACGATTGAAGCAATGCATTGTGAGCAATATGATATTGTTTCAGTTACGCATTCAAGACCTAATTGGGATACTGCATTGTTTAGAATTATGAGTATAACTGAAGCGAATTTTGGGCGGGCTAAATATGTATGCAATGCATATAACAGTTCTGTATTAGATGATGGTTTTGGATCAACCTTCGATGATTGGGATTCTGGAAATCCTCCTAACCCATACGAAGCTGTTGTAGATGTTACTAATATTGCTTTATCGGAAACTGGATGGGTTAATGTTGATGGAACGTGGGTAGTTGTAGTTGACGTAAGTTGGACTGCGCCGGCAACAAATCGTGATTTATTAAACAATTATATTATTGAATTAGCAAAATCAGGAGGTAGTTATACTCAATACGGAATTGCAGATAAATCTGCTACTACATTTAGAATAAGTAGCGGATTAAATAGTGGTCAAACATATAATATTAAAGTTAAAACACAATCAGTAAAGAATATTATATCTACAGGTCGCATCTCAAATCCAATTACATTAGTTGGAAAATCTACTAATCCTTCTAATGTTTCTAGCTTCACTTCCTCTTGGGGTAAAAATTTAGAGTTATCTTGGGCAATTGTTACTGATTCTGATTTATCTGGATATGAAATAAGAGATGAAGATGCTAACTTTGGAACTGATGATGCACATTTAATATATCGTGGGTTAGCAAATAAAAAAGTTTTAATTCCTTCTAGCCGAGCTCCGGGTACATATTGGTTGAGATCAATAAATTCAAGCGGTAAGTATTCTATTACTTCAGCCCAAATAACTCCGGTAAATGCTGCCCCGGCGATCCCATTATCTTTAACTGCTGATATTGTTTTTAATATAGCACGTTTATGCTGGACTGATGATACCGCAACTGATATTGAATACTATGATGTATATTATTCTAAAACTAATGCTTGGGCTGGAGAAGAAAAATTATTTGGTAAAGTACCGGGGCGTAACTGCACAATACAAGGTGAAAGCTCACAGAATGGAATGTCAGATGATAATGGCGCGGCAAATACTGATTACGTTACTGATTTAGATTTAGCCGGTTGGGGGCCTGATTATTGGAAAGGAAGTTACATAGAAATAATATCTGGTACAGGAGTAGGTGAAGAATTAAAAGTATCAGCGTATGCTACAGCTACAGGTAAGTTTACTATGGATGATAATTGGGTAGCACCTCCTGATACAACTTCTAAGTTTTTTTTACATCCTGTTAGGTACTATAAAGTAAGAGGTGTTGATGGTTTTGGCGCAGGAAATTTTACATCAGCTGTAGAAGTAAAATATATAGAGTTTACAGAAGGTATGCTTGGCGATCAAATCATAACCGCGAGGAAAGTTTATGCCGGAGAAGTAATAACTTTATCAGCACAAATAAAAGATGCAATTATTCAAAATGCTCATATTATCGATTTGTCTGCTGATAAGATAACAGCAGGTAGCTTGACAATTACAGTTAATGTTGGTAGTGCTGGAAAAATAGTATTAGACGGTGCTAATGATGTAATAAAAGTATATGATGCATCAAGCATACTAAGAGTTGAGCTAGGCAAATTATCATGAACGAATTTGGATTAAAAGTATATGATTCATTAGGTTCAAACTACACTACAATTACTCCTAAAATATCTACCATTGTTAGCTCTGGAAGAATAACAATGCCTAATACTTTAAATGTTGATAACACTTACGGTGTTGTTATAGACTTGCCCGGAACTAGTGCGATTCCTAAAGAAGATATTACTGTTTTAATTGCTCCTATTGAACATACATATAAGATAACTAATATTTTATATTCTTCACAAAATATTGGCTATATGGATTCTGCTATGTCTTATTATAAGCACGCAAAGGCAACAGGAGTTATGACTTCTTGGACTGCTGGAAATTTGACTCCATCAACTGCAACTACTTATGATGGGTTTGCTGGAATATTCCCTGTTAGCTTTTGGGATATTAAAGGTGGAACAACTTTTACATCTGTATTATTATTCGCGGCAACATGTTATTTAGCTTACGATGCTAGCGCAAGTGAGTTTATAAAAGTTTATTCGATCGGAGATAAAGGAGTAAATAAAATAGAATATGTAGTAACTATTAAGAATCATAATTATGAGTAATTACGGATTAAAAATATTTGATACTATAGGAAACAGCAGTTTAATTGTTCCAAATATTGCTCAAATAATATCTTCTGGAACAATAACATTGCCTAATGCTTTAAATGGTGACGGTACTTATGGTGTAGACATTGATCTACCCGGAGATTATGATATTGATAATACTGACCTTGGTATGATTGTGCAAATAAGAGATTTTGATTATCGACTTTCTGTACATGAGTTTACATATCCAACTAATAATTCTTTGAAAGTATTCTATGGTGACGATAGCTATACTTACTATGATAAAGATGTAAATACAGGGGTAATGACATCATGGACACCCGGAGATATGACAGCATCAGATATAACTAAGTGGAATCATTTAATACAAATATCATTACTGGCTGGTTGGGATAAGTTTGGAAGCACGTCAAAAGCAATGCGAATATTCGCCGCAGTGCATTATGGGTTTTTAAATATTGCCGGAGGTACTGCGGCTACTACAACATTTTATGGTAGAGATACTACACAAACTGTCAATGGTCAAGCAGGGTATATCTTATCTGAAACACAAGGTTCAACACTCCAAACATATACAATAACTAGCGATGCATCTTATAGACTTATTGCTGCTGTAACAACAAACTGTAGTATATATAGAATTTCTTATCCTAGTGGTGCAACATTATTAGGCAACAACGTTGCATCTGATACAAGTTTTGTAAGAGGTGGAGAAGGATCAGTAAGTGGAACTTGGGCTTGCCCTTTGACTAACTTAACTCCCGGTGATGCAGTTTGTATTGTTGTAAATGTATGGTGTTATTTTAGAGATAATGCGTGGCTATCAGGTGATAAGGCTTTTGCTATTGTTTTTATTACTACTGTTTCAGAAGATTGGTGTACATTAGAATCTAATACATGGACTGTTTACAGATATATAACTGCTATTGAAAGTACAGGAGCCGGCGGTAACTACGCTACTGTTACATTATCATGGGGAAATTCAACAAAAGAAATGAAAACTACAGGGATAAAATATAAACCATTAGTATATTCTGGAAAAGATGTAGCTACTATTGGAACAAATGGTGTTTCAGAAGTTGATTATATAATGTATATGAAAAAGTATAGAGGAGATTAATGGATTACGGTCTTAGAGTAAGCGATACATTAGGTCATTCAGTCATAATAACTCCTAATGTATCAAATATTATAAGCTCTGGAACTACAGCAATGCCGCAAGCACTGAATGGCGATACAACATACGGTGTTGATATTGATCTACCCGGCACTAGCTCATATAAATTAGAAGATATTGGAGTTCAAATAAGAGTAAGATATTTTACATATTCGTTCTCTGAAAAAATGATTGGTGATGATGCTGGAGGGTATGCTTTTTTTAGAAGTATATATACTACTAGCAAAACATACTATTCTCGTAATGATGCCACAGGTGCAATGACAGCATGGGTTCCTGAATTTTTTAAAGATACTTTATATAATATGTTTCCTATTGGTTTTTGGGATCCGTTAGGAGCCACTACATTTACATCGGTAAGGTTATTCGCGGCAACATGTTATTTATGTTATGATAATTCAACATCAACATACAAAAAAGTTTATACTATTGATGATGCAAAATTCATTGATTATGTAGTTTATCTTAAAAATTTACAAACAGAGGAGGTATAATGTTATTAGGTTACAATAAGAATGGAGATATCCAATTTATATTTACTGATGAAAAATATTTAGCAATGAAATATCCAAACAATACAGCAAAGATAAGTAATTTTTGGGGAACAGTAAAGCATGATCTAACAGAATTATTTGTGCCTATAAGCACTTTTATAGATTGGGATAATTATAAAAATTATAGAATTGTAAATAGTGTTATTGTAAAAAAAACTAAAGAAGAAATAAACAAAAATAATATTAAAAAAAACATCATGAAAAGAGAAATCATTAAAAAAAAAATTGGAGGGATGAAAAATGGGAGCTTAACAAATAAAGTACCAAAAAAAATAGCAGGAGAAATACCATGGAAAACGGAAATGGAAAACAAGTCACTAGAAGGAATGATGTAGGAAATAAAATATTAACGGCTGTAATATCAGCTATGGTAATTGCAATAATGGGAATGACTATCTCAGTTGCAAGCCAAGCAACTGCAAAAGCTAACGCTAATTGTATATCATTAAAAGCATTAGAGATCGCCCAACAATTTGTTAAAGAATATACTTATACAGCTATTGACGAAATTAAAAGTGATATTAAAGAAATAAAACGAGCAGTAGTAAAATAAAAAGATGTCTAAAAACAAAATGGATATATTTGAGGAAATCTTCTTATTTTTAATCGATGTACCTTCTATACGTTGGAAACTAAAAAAAATAATAGATTCCAAAGATACTGTAGATTTTGCTTCGTTAAATGTAAGTTTAAATAAATTAGAATTAGAAATAATACGAAGAAAAAAGGAGGCTCGAGATGAATAAGACAGTTGCTAAAGTAGTAGTTTTACTGGCATTAGTAATATGTGTCATAATATTTTTCAAGACGATTTTTTTTGGCGTTGTAGTAGGTGCTTTAGCGTCAATAGTTTATTTTTCTTTAACAGGAAGTACATTAAACTGGAAGAAGAAATAGAATGGAAAAACCTGCAAACGGAAAATTCAGCCTTAAATACTTTTTGTTTGGTAAAGGATTACCGGACTGGATATCTGCATGGGGGAGTGGGTGGCGTATAGTAATGACACTTACTATATTATTCTTTATAGTAATTACTATATATAGGGCATTTTTTAAGAAAGATCAAACTCAATCTCAACACTTGAATGTCTGGCCTCTAAGTTTCTCAACAGTAACATATACTCCGCAACAATCTCAAAAACAAGTAGGGAAAAAACGCGCTTGGTGGTTACCAACATTCTTCGCGGAAGGGTATGGCTTTTCAGAAACTTCTAATAATGCTACTTCTAGAACTGGTATCGGAGCTAGAATCGGTGGGCGATTTGAATTATAAAGTATTATATGCCTAAATCAAACAGAAATGGCGTATTTTGCCACGTTAAAATTTAGGCATATAATTTCTTTGATTCATTGCCTTATTAGCACCACGCTAATCCTTGTTAGAAAAAGTGACATTGTACGTGCATTATCGTAATAATATTTGCAATGTTGCTATAATTGCAAAACCTCTCCCTAATTCCTCTATCCATACAGAATATCTTAGCTTATATTTATTGACAATATAGTTTAAGCCTCCCATAAATACAGCTAAGATAACTGATCTGGCAATTAACATTAGCCAACAGCCTGTAATTATAGCGTAAGGGAAATAAGCTAATCCAATAAACAATCCATGTAAATAAAAATTATCCTCTGGATACATCCAATTTATTAATCTCGCCAACATATCTTTAATTGGATTCTTACTGTTATCATAATATGTTGTAAGACTTGCTCCCAACAAGCCGTAAGATATGAGATGGATATACCCAGGCACTTTTAGTTTAAGCACGAATAACACAGAGATGATTGCTACTAATGGAATGAGCCAATCTCTCATCCAAGATTTGAATGGTTTACCGTATCCACCCATTCTGTAAAATATTGCGCTGATACACGATAGAAAAAATGTCATTAATCACCTCCTCTTAGCTACTATTAATTAACTGGAGTAACTCTTATCTTAGTTTCTCCGGCTTCTTTGTTATTCAATACACCAACAAAAGAATTAAACTCTGCATATCCTTTTTGAATAATTAAATTACCTTGACCGTCTGAGCTAATGCTTGTTACGAATGGTCCGGCTGTTGAACACCCAACGATTGAAAATAAAATCACTGATAACACTATCATCATTATACCTTTATTCATATTTCCCTCCTTTTTTACATTCCACTATTTACATTCCATGTTTTTCTATTATAGCCTAAGTAGTTAGCATTGTTGTAAGGGTTGCCGTCATTAGACGTATCTCTGTAGTGACCACTAACATAAGTGCCGTTACTTCTTGAGTATCCGTTTATCCACTTAATTGCTGCAAAACAGTTACCCATAATCATCATCGAGATTAGAACCAACCAAATTATTTTCATGAACACCTCCTTATTATCTGTCATACTATTTAATGAAATTTATAGCCTCTTGTAAACCATTTCTAATTTTTTTCCTCTCAATCGGAGTATCTGCTTGTAAAAGATTGTACGCTATATTCTTCCGCATTTTACTTTTAACTATTCCGATCACCTCATCTTTTGTAGATATTTCCCCCAAGATACTGAGTAACTTCTTTTTCGTCATATCATCCTCCTTTTTTCACTCTACCACCTTCAATTTATAAACATTACCCTTTAACTCTGCTGTGATTATATCTCCTGTTTTGATTGATTCCTCTTTTGGTTTTATGAGGGTGTACCAGTGTTGCTGACCTATTATCCACCCAGTACTAGCATTCTTACGCAAAATAAAATAACCTACCCCATCATTAGAACTATCTATAGCTCCTAACACTTCTCTTATATCTCCATACTCATCCTCAACCTTATCATGTCTCCTAACAACATCATTATTCCTATCCACTCCACATTTAGCATAGGCTACTATTTTGGCGTTGACATTTTCTAAGTCTGCTTTTGACCAAGAAGCACCACTAAATTCAGTTTCTTCTGCTCTTTTCAATATTCCACAACAACTACCACAATTTATTCTTTCATTTCCAACATAATCCACTCTACGATAATAACCCTCATTCCCTTTCCACACACACCCAACCTCGAATTTCTGTTTGTTTGCTTCAAATGTTTTATTCACAACCCCTCCTTTTTAATTTATAACGCCAAGTTAATGTTTCTTGTTAAGAAAACCCCTTAAACCTTCTGACATTGTGCTATTATCATTAAATTCTTCTTCCACTTCTTCTTCCACTTCCGATAACCTTTCCCCAAAGTATGGGGTTTTAGCCAAGCCCTTTAAAACTATTTTATCAACTGGGATACATTCAATCTCTACCACCTCAAACAAGCACTCCTTAACTTCAACCCTTTCACCAACTTTCCATGGAATAAGTTTCCCCTTTACGTTAAGAATCTCTTTTTTTGTTAAATCATAAATGTGTCCATTATCACTGTTCATTATCTACCTCCTTTTTAATTTATACCAATAACGCCAAGTTAATAATAATGCTATTACTAGAGATATAATTAGTATCATTTGTTTATTTCCTCATAAAATATAATCTTTAATAAATCTTCTTTTGTATTCCATTGCTTACTGTATAATAACAACTTGAGATTATAAATATTCATCCAACTCCCTCCTAAGGTTGTTTCATCATATTCAAAAATTACTTTTATCTTCATACATCCCTCCTTATAATTAGTATCATATTAATAGTTCTGGGTTTTCATATATGTTTCCGATTATTCCGACTTCAGGCTCAATCCTAAATGTTATAAATTTACGACCAAAAGATGTCGGTTCATAAAACCCAAAACAAGCATAATCGTGATTCCATTCAATCTTCGAAACATTACGATATTCTTTAACCACATCCCCCTCATATATCTCCTTATCGTTTTTATCTTTTAATCCTGTGTATTGCATAAGTTCCCATTTATGATAATCATCTAATTCTTGATGACCAACAAATCTCCTGAAATCATAGTGGCTTCCATCATCAAATACAATCCCAGTTTGTACGTTGCAATACATTATCTTATCTACTTTATCCCAAGCTCTAAACTTTATCTCTCTCATACATCCCTCCTTATTTAAAGGTCGGTGGCAGGAATTTAACCTGCTTTGATGTGTGTCTTACTGGTGGTTCACACTCTTAACCATTTAAACCAATTCAGCGTTTCCCAAACGCCACACCGACCCATTATTTTCTTAATCCACAACCCTTTTTTCTTCTTCCTTTATCCTTCTAGTAGACAAGGCATTGTCAATCCAATATTTGTTATGAGCTGGGATTAACTTTTTATGTTTTTCTTTTAGTTTATACATTTAAATACCCTCCTTTTTTAATTCAGTTTGTTGAACAAGTTGCGTAATACCTTCTTGCAATTTCATATAGTCTTTACTCTTAATCGTCGTGCTTAACTTCATGTTTACTTGGCAAATGCCATCTCTTTCAAATAACTTAAATTCCCATTCATATAATTTCATTTTTGCTCCTTCCGCATATTGCGTATTTGCTCAAGAATAAACTTCTCGTGTTACACAAATTATTATCAATTTTTTTACATCTAACATCTTTCCCAGTTTCTTCACAATAGCTTATTAAAGACTTTCTCCCTTTAACCAATTTAGTCCTTCCATCTCGCTTGATTATCTTCTTGCATTTTGGGCATTTAAAATAACTCATTTCCTACACAAATTATTATCATTTCTTATTGATACCGCCAAACAAGCGTGGCATAGAGCATATTTATTGTAGCTGTTTAGTTGCTTTCCACACTTACAATGAGTTTGGTTTTTCCTTCTCAATAGGTTTATATCTTTTCTTCTAGCCATTAAAATAATCTCCTTTCTTGATCTATTCTTTTATTTGCAATCTTTATATAATTCGGATTTAATTCTATTCCGATAAATTTTCTACTAAATTTTTCTGCTACTACTCCTGTTGTTCCTGAGCCACAAAATATATCTAAAACAGTTCCTCCTATAGGACATCCAGCTTTAATCGGTGTTTCTATAAGTTCTTCAGGAAATACAGCAAAGTGAGCTTCTTTAAATGGCTTAGTTGTTATTTTCCATACTGTTCGTTTGTTGCGACCGGGTTTATTTATTAGATTTTTGAAACTTCTTCTTGTTTGAGCAGGGTCTTTAGATTTATTTCCCATATTTGCTTTCATAAAATCTTTAGTATTTTCTGTTTTTACTTCTTTTCCGAATCGACTATCGTTTATTGTAGTTTCTGACATTGGTTCATACTGAGTTTCAAATCGATACTTCTTATTCTTAACGAAGAAAAACATCTTCTCAAAATCTACTGTAAACCTATCTTTAATACTTGACGGCATACAGTTTGGCTTATACCAAATAATTTCATTCCGGAGTATCCACCCTCGATTGCACATTTCTATTGCAAAGCGAGAGGGAATTTGGCATAGGCATTTACTTGGTAAAAATACTTTACCTTTTTTAATTGAATAAGTATCTCCTAAATTAACCCAACAAGTACCATCTCTTTTTAATACTCTTTTAGCCTCATCAAATATTCCGCATAGCCTCATTACATATTCGTGGAATGTTGGTTCTAATCCTAATTGGAAATCTATTTTTTTCGCGCCGCAATCAGGGCAAATATTTTTCCACCTCGGCGCATCTGTTCCTTTTCTATTTCCGTCTTGTATCGGGCTTGATTTTAATGAGTAATCATACCTACTTTTTTTCTTTGCATTTGCATGAGTGCAGTTTTTATTGCCTCCTTTCCACGTAGCTGTTCCATAATCTCTTAATCCCCAATAAGGCGGAGATGTAATAATACAATTTATGCTTTCGCTTTTAAAAGTTCTTAATACTGTCAACGCATCGCCCTTAATTACCAAATTTACCTCCTTCGCTTATAATCTAAACACCAATTATGTTTGGTGTATTTAATAAATATCTTTTTCTTTTTGCAATAATATCTTTTGTTTGAGAATAGTTTTTTAAATAAAACATATGAGCTATATAAACAATCTTTACAATTATATTTACTAATCATTGACTACTGTTCCGTTAAACATCTCTACTATTTTTTTTACTAATTCATTCTGCATTGCTTTTCTATGAAGATATAGAGATTCAAACCTTCTTTTTTCTGTCGGAGATAAAGAATTCCATGAAGCTTCTAGAGGATCCTCAAACTTTGTTTGGAAATTATTTATTACATTTTTCCATTTCTTTTGGTCTGCTTTTAAATCACTCTCGTTTTCAGAGATATACTTTAATGCTTTAGAAAACCTTTCATATGCTTTTTTAAACTCCGCTATTTTATTCATTGTAATTTTTCCTTTCGTTTTACATAATATTCTTTGTTGTATTTTTTAATCATATCTTTTAAATTTGATTTTTTTGTTAGAGCATATGTTGCTTTAAAAACCATTAATTCTTTTTTCCGTTCTTTAAAAAATATTGTCATATGGGATTTTGCGCTTTCAAAAAACTTTCTTTGATGTTCTTCTAGCTTATGCTTATTTTGTTCATAGAATGCTACTTTACACGTCATATATGGCGCATTGGGTTCATTAGATAACGGAATAATAGCGTGCTTGGGTATCTGTTGAAATACATCAATAATATACTCAAATGATTCCGGCATAGTTTCATCTCTTACTTTAGAGATATGTTTTAAATATTTGTAAGCCTTATCTTTTATTCTTATCATTTTCATTTTACAATTCCTTTTTATTTGTTCAGCAATCGTTCCATGCTAGGTTTTTTTCTTTGTTCAAAATTTCCTTCAAATGTAGCATTTTTTTGATGTAACATTTTTGAGGGTAAAAATGCTGTTTTACCCTCAAATCAGCGATTTCCGCGTAACGCGTAACGGTTTAGCAAAACTGCATTTTCTTTTGGTATCAAACACTTATGTAAATTTCCTAAACCGTTATACCGTTACAATCCCGCACGAAATAACCGTTTTTTCATAAATATTGAACTTGAAAAAGGTGTTTTTAAGGGTAAGGATATATGGAAAAATAGTTTGTTCGTGCGGAAACGTAATGCTGTAACGGTTTAGCAAAATCAAAAAAACTATTGATTTTATTGAAAACGGAAAAAAATAAACCGTTATACCGTTACGCACCCCCAAAAATCTATGCTGAACGCTTTTAACCCTCAATTAACTCCTTTGAAACACTCTCATCATCCTCTACAGCTTCTACACTCTCACCCTCATTGTCGATCAATCCTTCAGGAGCATCTGCAACTTCTGGATTTATTATTGAACCAGTTATTGCATTATAAAATGTATCTTTATCACAAGGAAACTTACTATATATATCTTCTATCTTAGGTAGAAATCCTAATGTAGAACTTGACCACTCTAATCCTCGTCTAGATATTCTAAATTGTGAAGCTTTACCTCTACCGCCTGCACCTTTTTCAGAATACTCAATAAGATTTGCCCTCATTAAAACATACATCCATTTCTTAACCTTATCTACTTTCCAATCCATATATTCAGCAATATCTTTATATTTAAAAATAAACTCATTCTCATAACTTTCATCTTCTTCTGGCTTCCAATTATCACTCATTGTTTTAATTGCTTTCCAAAGCTGTTCTGCTGATGGGCCTATTTCATATATAGTATATGTCAATATAGATTCCGCTACTGTTTTAGCTACAAAATAATCTGCTAATGTAGAGATTAAATGTATTGTTCCGTCAGGTTGCTTTTTTTGTTCTCTATGGAATTGGTGTAGTATTGTCACTATTTCAATTAGCACTCTAAATCTTTCCCTATCTCTTCTTATTCTTACAGGTTTATCAGGGAACACAGAAAATACCTCTTTTGCGTATGGAATAATTATCTTGAAATCTGGATTAAGTAAACGTTGTATATTTTTCCAGAGATTTAATTCTTTTTCATCTAACTTAAATGTTTCTCCCATTGCCTTACGAATAGTTATATCACCTATTGCTTGTGTTAACTGTGGAGAATCATCACTAAATACTGAAAAGTTTCTAGTTTCATTTTCATCAAACATCTGCGCTTTGGTAGTTGTGATAAGAAATCCTACAGGTCCTTTAACTTTCTTTGTTATAGTTTCCATTTGACCAGAGTGTTGATCCTTAACAGGCATCATTAAAATTAAATCGCCTTCTGATTGCGCGGTTCTTATAGAATAATCAGCCGCTTCTGAGCCGGGAAGCTCATTGATAAATATAATTCTGTTTTGCATTCCGTCCTCGGGTAAATGGAAGAAAGCATTTTGCGTTGCTCTCGTAATGAAATGATAACCTTCTTCCGGTATAAGCCTTTGGATACATTGACACGAAAAAGATTTACCACTAGAAGCTTCACCTTTGACTGTTATTGATAATGGCTCTTTTGTTATTCTTGACGTATAACATAAATAAACCATTAGCCTCATTATTTCTTCTCCAACAACACCCATTTTATTTGTTAAAGAAATGACATTATATAAAACATTTTTATTCTCCGTAAGGAATTTTATTGCTTCATTCTTTTCACCTTCTGTCATTATATATAATTGCTTAGGTGCAGTTAATTTATCATGCTCTTCTTTTTCTAATTGCTTTTTAACTAGATCCTCTAATTTAATTAAATCAGAATCTATCTCGTCCTCTTGTGATGCTTTAACAAATCTTGCTCTATTAGATGCCATACTTAATTTAATAGAATCTTTAAATAATATTTTTCCTGATTTGCTTAATGTAAGAGATACTTTAAAATTTCCAGATTTCATAAATTCAAAGTTAGCTAATCTAAACTCATAATCTTTCTTTCTAAATACCATTATTTCTTTATCTCTAAAAATCATAGTAATGATGCCTTTATCTATTTGCTCTTTTCTCATCTGTGAGCTTGTTAGAGGGCAAGTTGTTTTATCACAATAATTTTGGATTATCGCATCATCACAACCATAGCTTTTATAACCACCTTTAAAGACAGAGTTTATTATTTTAATTAGAACTCTTTCAGGTAGAGGTGGTGTATTTCTCTCGTTCCAGCCTGCTATTAGAGTTTGAATATCATTCTCTGACATTCCTTTTTCTTTATAATTTATAGCTAATCTGAAACAGGCATTATCTCGATGACCTTTAGAAACTCCTTCTTTTATTTTATGTATGCAAGGTAACTCTTTGCTTGGGATATAATGTTTATTATCGGATCCTGTATCTAGCATTGTTACTTTTTTTCTTCCTAAACTTTTTCCAATAATAGTTATTTTTATTAGAGTAATATCTGTTTTTTTAATTTTAGAAAGGTCTTTAATATTATTTATAAATGTTTTATTATCATCATCTACAAAAATTGTTCTATCATTCCCGGCATCTCCACCGAACAAAGGGAGGTTAATGTAGTTTCCAAAAGGATGAGCTTCATTAACGCTGTCTTGCTTAGGAAAGATTTCGCAGATAATACCCATCTCACTCAATATATTTTCAAAAACTAATCTTGGCTTTATAGCTTCAATTTTTTCATTGAAGAAACACCAGATATGAAATCCTTTACTCTTACTTCTTTCAATATAAATATTTAATCTTAACTCTTCTAATTTTTGTTTTATTGCTAATGCTTTCTCGAAGTTATTCTCATCTAAATCTACTGCAATCCAATTAACAAACTCTTTATTGTAAATAGGATATATACCCATTCTTTGCATTCCGTCTATATGTTTTTTATATATTTCTAATGTTAGCTTTTCTTTTAGACAGAAATTATTTCGCCCATAGGCATCATCTCTTCCGGAAAAGAGTTCAGAAAATTGTTTAATGTCATTCATTTTATCTCCTAAATTATAATTATTAATAATACGCCGGCGCTAGATTGCTCTAACGCCGGTTGGAAAAGATGGATTACTCAGAGTTTTCTTCTGTCAACTCAACGTCAATGTCAGCTTTACGTCTATAAAGCGAATCAAACATCTTTTTTGCAGTATCATATTCTTCGTTTGTGCATCTCCTAACGAATTTAATAATAGGTACTGCATAAGTTCCTTTTGTTCCTTTTTCAATCTTTGAGGAAAGATTATATACTCTAGCAAACATATCTTCGCCAGAATACCTCGCCATTGAAAGGAATGTTTTCGCTGTTTTAATTGCTGTTTTCATCATCGACAATGAGAGTGGGAATTGTTGTAGTCTATCAACAAGTATGCAAGGAAAATTGTAAACCTGCGAGAATTTAGGTGGCTCTTTTCCTTCCCAAGCTGAACCGGGAACCTCTTCAACAGGTTTATCTAAAAATTGCTCATATTCCTCAATAGCCATTGTTACTTTAATGTTATCTCTAGACATCATTACAAGCCCGCGCTCAAGATCAAATTGAGCTCTGGTTTTAAACATGAACAAAGGAATTATTTCTAATTCATCACCAAACACTTCATCAGTTAAGTTATTAAATAACTCTCCCATTTTTGCGTTTCCATCAACGCATACTTGAGATAATCCTTGAGCAAGCCCAAGCCGAGCTATTTTAATATCTCCTTCGTCCATTGCCTCAAAACCTGCCGGAACGTGTGATTTGTCTGTTCCTCCTGATACTCTTAATTCGAGATTCTGTGATTCGTTAGATGTTACTTCATTCTTTTTTTCTTCACTCATCTTACCCTCCTTTTTACTTCATTAATGTTATGGCTAACTCTGGTTTAAAGAAATATTTAAATAGATCATCCGGAATTTGCTCTCCTTCTTTTAGTAGACCAGAGATAAAGGAAGATAAGGTTTTATTATGTATAGCTGACTTAATCATATCTGACCTGCCGCAATCCTCAGCAATCCACCTTAAAGCTTCTTCTTTTTTATCTTTGTCAACACTAACATAGAGCGTTTCTTTTCGGACAGCAGAACAATTCAAAGTATTGCTTTTAAATGACTTTAAATCTCTGTTCTCCATATACTCTATTAGAGCTAATTCCGCTTCTTGTTTCACCTTTTTTGCATCTGACAAGAGTACAGTAAATTCTTTTTCTCTTGTTCTAGCATCAAGGACTAACTGAAGTAACTCTGTTTCATTCATTCAACTCACCTCCTAAAACTATTCTTTTGATATTGTCCAGATTGCTTTTCCTTCTTGATTCTTGAGCGTAATCTCCCCTTTTGCATAACGCTTATCAGAAACATAACTAGCGTTAATTTTCCGCGATGCAGCTACTTTTGCGCTAAAGTTATCTCTTGCTGGTATTGGCAACGTTGTTGTCATATTCTCGTACGTAGCAGATAGAACATAGATTCTCATTTTTCCTCACCTCCTTTATTTTATTTTTTCATTCCACACTAATCTCATATCAAAACCTTGTTCCAAACAATATATTTTATGTTCTAAATTATCTTTCTTAATCTCAATTACTCTATAATTTTCATATGGCTTATGCATAGGAGCGCAACCTAAAATAAGCCACATGAAAACTACACTTAATAATAAACATACCAATATACACAAAAAAAGAAATAGCTTATCCATTATATTTCTCCTTTATTATTGTCATTATCTTATCAATAAACTCATTCAATGTTTCTTGTTTATCAATATATAATAATGATTCTCCACCGGCAATCATGAACGCTGTCATTTGATAACTTTGATATAAAGTTAATGCACCGTCAGCACTCTTGAATTCAATAGCGAATGGAACTCCTTTGATAACTAAGAAACCGTCAAATGGTTTTTTATTTCCGAGATTGAGTGTATCTGGTATTTTATACCAAAAGCAATTAGGGTCTGCTTTCGCTATCTTATCCTTAAACTTTTGATATAATTTTCTTTCACTCATAATCCATCTCTCATTTCTTCATCTTCGATCAACCCTCTTAACAATGCTAGATATACTCTTGCATCTTTAATCCTACTTTCAATTGGCTCTTCTGAAAAAGTTTGATTGTTTCTGATATAACTGCAAATAGAATCTAAATGTTTTTTGAGATATACCCATAATACTAACTTTGCATCTATGTTTAATTCTTTACCTAATCTTTTAAAATTATCTAATTTATCGCCTTGAGTATATTCTTTACCTTTTTCTGAGCTAACCTTGATCTCTTCTTCTACCATGTTTTTATATAATTTATGAAAATATTCTGCATCCATACTTACCTCCTTTTTTTACTTGCTATAAACTTTTTCATTGCTTCTCTAAAGTAAGGCAAAAAAGAATTATAACAATCATTGCACAAACCATGACTATTTAATGGAGTTGGTAAATTTTCCTCTTTCTTTCCACATTTACGGCACTTAGTTCCTTTATTCATTATTGCCCCTTTAACATGTTTAAACATGATTCTGATAGGTTCTGTTTGGTTTTTAATGCCTTATATATCACTTCATCAATAGAGTTCTTAGCAAGTAGTTGAAAGTATGTAGTATTATATTTTTGACCAATCCTGTGGCATCTGTCGCACGCTTGGACGTATTCCTCATAACTATAAGATAACGAATACCAAATAGAATAACTACACTGTTGGAGATTTAATCCATGCCCTCCTGATTTCGGATGAGCTATTAAGAAACGTTTTTTCCCTGCTTGAAAGTCTTGTATATTTTTAATCTTTTCTTTCTGAGGTATTGTGCCGTTTAATAATACAGCATCATCTCCTAATAAGAGCTTTAGCTCTGCTGATTCCCAATGGTATTGTATCCATATTATTATTTGTTTATTTTTAGGTATTGAGTTTATTGTTTCAGTTAATACTTTAATTTTTGAATCACTTACTTTAACAGGAATCCCATTTATATTTATTACGAATCCTCCTGTTATCTCTCTAAGCTTACATATCTTTGATAATTCATTAGCGGCTAGAGTAATACTATCTTTAAATTCTAAAACATTCTCTTTCTTCATTGATTCATATGCTTTCTCTTGCACCTTATCCATATAGACTAATCTAGTTTCAAATATTTGTTCTGGTAAATCTAATGCATCTTCTTTTTGTAAAGAGAATGCTTGTCTTGATATTCTATCCATTATTGCCTCTTTGGCTCCACTCATTGTGCGGTAAAGATAACCTCCGTAACCTGTTGAGTAAAAGAAACTATTTCTATATTTATAAAAATTATCACTAAGTAGCTCATCATTAACAAACGCCATTTGACCCCAATACTCTAATAAATTATTAGGCGCTGGAATACCGCTTAAACATATTCTATGTTTTATTTTATTTTTATAGTCAAGAATAGTTTTAGTTATCGCTGATGAGTGTGATTTTATTTTAGCGCTCTCATCTATTATTAAACAACTTATTTTGTTCTCAATAGACGGTTTCTTTATCTTTGATAGTTTTTTAAACCCTTCAAAATTTATAATATATACATCGTAATCATTGTTCCACTCTTTCAAATTATTCCATAGCACAATTGACCTGAGATTACTCCATTTATTTATTTCTGCTACCCATACACTCTCTAATGTAGATAAAGGCGCAATGATGATTGCCGGTAACTTCCAATGCTCTATTAGTTTTATAGCTGTTAATGTTTTGCCGAGCCCCGGATCCATAAACAAAGCGTAGCTATCAAACATAGCAGCAAGAGCAATAGCTTTCTTTTGATGCTGATAGCACATTGATAAATCAGTTTTACCTAACTTATCAATCAAGCAATCATTTATTTTTATTTTATTAGCGAGGTTAACTTTTTCGTGGTACTTTTGTTTCTCGTTGCGTAATTGTTGGTATATAATCTTAGTATCTAAATCGTATTGAATATTTAGATGCTCTATTATATCTATTAATTTTCTTTTTGGGAATACCCACGAAGAGGTTGCTTTATGAAACTTATATTCTCCGATTGATTTGACTAATTCTTTTTCTTCAAACAGGCATTTTACGATTGCCGAATCATTATTTACAGATACAAACATATGAAAACTCCTTGTTTATACCGTTACGAGTATTGCGAATCAAAGCAAATGATTTTTAATAGAATGTTATTGAAAATCCATTATAACATTGCTTTTTTTCGTGTCAAGGGCTTTTTTTTACAATACTCGTAACGGTATAACGGTTTAGGTTATTAACCAATATTCAATATTTCTGGATGTTCCATTGCGTTCCTAACAAGCAATCTTATTAGCGCTGACCGCGATGCTATCTCGGGAATTTTCTTCTTTACTTTCCTATCAAGGAATGTAATTTCGCTTTGAGTAAATCCCACCAATATATTAATTTTGCGGTCTTTTGCGCTCACTTTTTTTGTCATAATCCTCCTTTTATTAATCTTTGTCTTGGTTTCCTAATAGTGTGAAAGTAATTCCATTCTTTCTCATTTCTACGAGCAAAGTGTTAACTATTTTGTTCATAACATATTCATTAGCAAAAGGTCCGTGAGTATGTATATGCCCTGTCTTATTAATTACCACTACTAAATGCTCATCAGCATCATTTAACTCTGGAATGTCATTTTTGTTCTCGCAGTTAAATGGACATTTCATTTATCCCTCCAGTTTTTGCTGCTCTATCAGCTAAATGGATTAATTGTCTAGGTATCCAACTTATCTTGAAGTTTAATACTTGCTGTTTTAATTCCATAAACTCTAGATAGAGCAATTTTGTGTTTTTGTGTTTAATCCTCCAATATCCTTTTGCTTGATTGACAACAGTTTTGCTATCAGAAAAGATATACTTTTCAGCTTTTCTATCTTTTTTATTAGCAAACCTCATCCCTGCAATTAGCGCTGACCACTCTGCCTGCATACTTGTCTTGATGCCAATATCAGCACAATACCTATAATTAGGCAGAATGATTTTTGAGTTTCTAGAGCGATCCCAAGCTACAACTCCTATCGATGATGGTCCGGGATTACCTCTACTAGATCCGTCACAAAGAATTACTATCACTGTTTAGCTCCCTTTTATCATTTCTTTTGGCACTTTTGTTTTTGTAAGTCCTAACATTTCTTTAATAATTTCTCCCTTCTTTTCTTTCCAAGCTAAGCTACCTACTTTAAGTTTCAATTCTTTTGACAGTTTTTGCAAACCAGCTTTTGAGAATTTTTCGAGATATTCTTGAGTAATTCTGAATTTCTTACCGATATTAATACCGGCTTCTTCACCAAGATCCTCTAATTCTTTTGTTTCGTATTTACTCAATCTATCTAACACAACTTTTTCAACAATTTTAAGCAATTCATCGGTTTTTAATTTCAATAAGAAATTTTTAAACTCTTTTGTTCCTCTTACTTCGTAATTTGGTAAATCTTTCTTAAATCCAAGATAACCAGATATACTATTACTTGCTCCTGACTCCATATCAAAGAGTTGGTCAAGCAATATTCGATTAATTTGCACCACTTTAGCATTTACCTTGAGTTCAGATATAAAGAATTGTCGTTTAAATATATCCACTCTGTTTGCTTTCTGCCTCGCTTCATACTGAGCTGATGCATCTATTTCTTTATCACCTGTTTTGATTGACATTGCTTTACGCTCTACTGCTTTTGATTTCCGCATTGTTCGTTTGAAGCAATCTCTATTCAAGCAAACTTGTTTCTCTCTACCGGTTGGTCCGATAATAATAGCAAATGTTGGACAAGTTTTTATGCACTCTGTTTTGAATTGCTCTGCCGGAAATCCATTACCTTCATAACCAGAAAAATCAACGATGTCTTTTAATAACTCTGCATCCTTTGACCCATATTGAGGTTCGGTTTTCAATATTATTACTTTTTTGCCTTTTTTCTTGTACGCTTCCTCTTTTTCTTTTTGTACTTCTCTTATTTTCTTTGAGAAACAAAGATTATTCATACATTTTCCTTTAAGAGAATTACTCCTATCAAACAAATCATCGTATGTACTGCCATTAAATGAGCAAGTTTTACAATCTTTCTTGTTAAAGCAAGCAGTTTCTAATCTTTGCGAGTAGTTTTCTAATTCTCCTTCTGCTTTCACCGGAGAATATCGGTAGCGAATAATATCATTAGCTAAATGCTTTTGGTACTTAGCATCAGATAACCTTGTAAGCACGAATCCATGATCTGCGGAGATTTTACCTTCTTTAATCATTTTCTTTACTTCATCACATAAATCAAGGAGTGACAATATTCTCTTTACACGATACTCAGATTTACCAGTGATTACCATAATGTCTTTTGCTTTGTAGTTTTCTCCTAATGATTTGTATGCCAATGCCTCATCAATAGGGTTTAAATCTTTGCGCTGTAAATTTGCAACTAATTGATACTCAACTCTATCATTTTTTTCAGCATCAACAGATAACACAGGAATCTCTGTAAGACCTGCGTACTTTGCCGCGCTGAATCTCCTATGACCATCGAGTAAATCAATTTTACTTCCATTCTTCCTTACTAATAAAGGTTGAAGTATTCCTTTCTCTTTTAATGAGATAATCAAACTAGATAAACTTTCTTTCGTAATATCTTTTCTGATATTCTCTCCAACAATTATTTTGTCTATTGTTACCGTAGATAATTCCATACTAATCTCCTTGTGTTACTGTCATCTTGACAGCGAGTTCTTTCTTAAAATAATCTTTCTTCAAATAAATCCTCTTCGGGAACACGATTGGAGATAACTCCTTATTCTTAACTACAAATATATGATATTGTTGTGTAGTTTTGCCTGCGTATTCAAATTCTATCTCCACACTTTTACTCATACTCACCTCCTTTTTATTCATTCTTTATCATCTTCTTGTGGGAAAACTTGTGGTAAAAATGTTAAATCTTCAGGGCATGTAGCAGCTCCAGTATAGTCTCGGAATTTATTCCATAGATTATCACAATGATAAACAACAAAGATAAATTGTTTATTCCAAGATTTAATTCTACCTTGCTCTTTTTTAAAGCCACTATCATAAATAACCCAATTACCAATATTCACTTTTTTTAATTCAGCAATTTAAATCAACTCATCACCTCCTTTAAATTTTTTATATTACTTAGTATCTATTATCTTTTTTTGCTGATTCATATATTGAATAGCACAGTTTTTTAATTCTCTGATTAAATCTCCTATCAAAGATAAAGATTTCATAGAAACTTCCATTTTACCTAAGGTGTAATATTCTTTTGTAGTCATTACAACTGTAGTTATTTTTTTCCCATAATCATCAATAAGAGATACATTAATACTTACACTAGGAAGTGCATTCTTGCACTCAATGCTTATTCCAGTTATCTCTCCCTCAACAATGTTAATCGGCAACATTTTCATTTCCTTTTTTTTCATATTAACTCCTTCTTTAATATCTATATTTTTTAAACGCTTCATAATCACAATTGACACACATTTTAATATGGTGTGTTCCGAAAATTTTCTTTCCATGCTTTTGTATCCATTCTGCATTATGATTAGAGAGATGACAATAAATAGTCCAATCACCAATCTCTCCTGTTACTGCTACCCAACGAAGTTCTTTACCTGTTTTAGCTATAAATAAACCAGACTCATTATCAATAGCTGTTCCGGTTGCAAATATAAAATGCTTCTTTAGCTCTTTTAACTTCTTAACTGTTAACATTTCCTCACCTCCTTATACTCCACTTGCTAATTTTCTGAGTGATCTCCACTCTTTTTCTGACATCATTTTCAACCATTGTTCTCCGGTGTGGTTTAAATCTTTTTTTACTTGCTTTACTGCATCTTTTTTAGTATCAGCATTAAATATAAAAAATTTAAACTTTTTATTAACTACTTGTAAGACATAATACTCCATTTTCCTCCTTCTTTAATTAAAATCTTTCTGTTATTGTTAATTTATTTCCTTTAACTTCTAAATCACAATTAGAATATCCATTTCTATGAGCCCAATTTAATATAGCCTCTTCTTTAGATAAATTTGGATAAACCTTTTTAAATGCTTTTATCTCTTCTGCATCAAACTTTATTATTTGTTTGCTTTCCATAAAACTCCTTTGTTTACGTTACCATTTGAGCTATTTCCCAAAGTTTACTCATCTCTTTTTTATCTTGTTTTACATCTGCTTTAGCATTATCTAATAATCCACTTTCTTCAAAATCTCCGTAATATCCCCAACATCCACCTTTCTCATTTCCTAATTCATCCTCTATCATAAATCCATAAATGTTACCACTCAAGTAATCATTCCAAGTTTTAATCAAATCTAGAGCTAAACCTCTTGCTATCTTTTTTGTTTTAGCTTCTGTTTTATTAACAAACACTAATCCTAATTGGCTCACATCTCATCTCCGATCGGGAAAATTTCCTTCATTCTTTAGAGCTAAGCTAACTCCGCTATGAATGTATGCCTCTAGTCTGAAGATATAATATTCTTTAATATATTTCAGAGCTTCTTCGTCATTATCTCCATACTCGTCCACTCCTTCGTTGGCTATACATATTGCTAATTTTTTATTAACATTAGTATCTACATAAAAATCTCTATGATAGCCAACGAGAAATAATACTTCATCTCCGTTACTATCAGGACTTTCCGGGTCTTGGTCTTGATAAATATTTATTTTATAACCTTTATATTCTTTCTGTTCTACGATTTCCATCTCTACCTCCTTTATTATTTAGTGATTTTATATTTATACATATCTCGTTGAACTCCGCAAGGTTTAATATCCTCAAACCCTTTGTCATCAATATAAGTTTCAAATACTCTTCCATATTTATCTGTTATTTGCCCATTAACTATTTTTAAACCCATTTTCTCTTTCAATTGCTTTGTAACTCTTGTTTTCATTTTCCCTCCTTAATATAATGGAGTGCGTAGAGCCAAGGCACTTAGCCTCGCAGTATTGTTCCGCTCCCCAATATTTCGAGATTTACTTTTCTGGTAGAGTTGTAATAGTTGTAATAGTTTTTCTATCTGCTGAGAATGTATCTGAATAAGAGATATCATTATCAACTCTCAAGCGATAAGTTGTTCCTCTTTCCAATATCCTTATCTCTATAATCGTTGCATCTACCATAACTTTATCTCCAATCCCGATCTCTTTAATTT